CAAGGCGAGATACGGTAGCGTTAGCCATCCTATAAAGTCCTTGTGAATAATTTAAAAAGTTAATAACTAACTTCGCTTCAATCCTTTTTCGCAAGTGGTATCTGACGCATCAGGCACTTTAGATATTTAGATTTACGCTTTGTTAATTTTATACTGAACCGCAATTCCACTTGCGTAATGCAAGGGCTTTACGAGTTAACTTACCATCTTTCTTTAACGGTCCTTTTACTTTTGACATTCTTGCACAAAAAGATTTTCTTCTTGCTTTCTGTCTAGGAGAAAGACCTGTCTTTTTAGTAACAGGAGCTTGCAAGTTTCCACCTGTTGCTCGGTTGTATTTCCTACGACCAGAAGCAGAAAGACCTCCTGAGGGATCTTTGTCTTTTTTGGTAAGAGATACTCCCTTAGACATAAAGGAAAGATTAGTAGTTATTTAAAATATAACACTCTTATGCGATCTTTAAACTCTTTCGTCCTTTTCTTCTTTTGTGATTGTAAGAAATTCTTTTACTACTGGTCTTCTCTGCCTTGAATTTTGCCTTCTCTTTACTACTCATTTCACCTGTTGTTTTAGGTGTTTTACTACTAACTCTTTTAGATGGTCTGCAAGCAGGGTATCCACGACTCTCACCCTTCTGTCTTCCACAGGGCTTACCTGTTTTGACATCTACCCATTTCTCTTTAAACCATCTATCAAGACTCATTTGCCTACTTGTTTCTGTGCAGCATTATGTGCAGCTTTAAATGATTTACCTTCACGCATGAGCTTTTTCATAAGGTTCATGTGCTTGGGTGTGTGATGAACTGAATGTGCTTTCAGTTTTCTCATCTGTGAAAGATTAAGCTTTGCCATTTTTCTTTTTCTTTTTTGATTGACGAAGGATCATAAGATCTTCTCTGGTAATTTTGCCATCACCAGTTTTGTCTAGTTGTTTTTGTTTTTTAGATAAAGGCATAATTAAGTTTTTTTATAGCCACCACCAGCAGCTTTATACTGTCTTACAAGTTGTCCACTTGCATAAGCAGAAGGCCACTTTTTAACAGTGCGTTTTACCTTTTCTTTTATTCTTGCATAAAGCTTGGGGTTCGTAGGTGTGTTAGCCATGTTTAACTTTGACCAAAGACATTTGAGCCTTCATACCTAGCATAAACACTTTCTGTATATGCTACATCTTTACCATAACGAGGATCACTTACTGCTGCATTTACTTCTGCTGTAGATTGAAATGGTCTTGGTCCATTAGTTGAAGGTCTTCCTGTTACTAAGTCTGGTTCAATACCCATAGCATTTTGATACTGATTGTATAATCCTTGAACAGCTAACTTAATTTTAAATGTTGAAGCTGTTTCTGTTAGTTCATCAAATTCGCTAATGTCACTATCAGATAGATTTTGTCTTGCCCAGTTTACCATTTGTTCATAATTATTATCACCACCTACAGAATCTTTTATTCCCTGTATTTCAACAGAAGCGATATCTTCAATATTATTACCTGCTTTTAAACCTTGCAAATAAGTATCTACTAATTGTTTTGAGAAACCACCTTCTTTTAATTTTGCGTAATCATCTTCTGTTATCTCTCCTTCATTATTAAATCTCTCTGTAATATCTGCTGGATCTATACCAACTTCTTGTAAAACACTATATACACCATCACCATATAAATCTTCAAAATCTATATCTGATTCAGACTGTGTTTGGTCTTCAGATTCAATACTTTCTTCTGCTTCAGATTCTTCAGTAATTTGTTTTGTTTGATTTATAGAACCAAGTTTACCTTCGAGTTCTTTATAACTAGAAGCTAAATCTTCAATAGATTTAAACTTACCAGCATATAAACCATTCTCATCTTTTAAAGATTCAAGATCTTGTGCAGACATTGGTGGTGTCTCATTGACATTTACTTGTGATGAAGTCATAAAAGTTTTTAATTAAAGGATAATGTATTTCCATTTTTGGTCTTGACATCACCTGTCTTACCAGAAACGGGGTTAGGATCATTTACACCTAGTCGAGAAACTACTGCTTTAGTTTCTTCTGTCTTAGTAGTTTTTTCATTACTGTTCGATTTCTTGGTCGGCATTGTTAGATTCCTCCTGTATTTGTTGTGCCTGTGCATTGTTTTTAGGATCTAATAATTTAGAACCCAAAGCAGCAGGTCCAAGGCTTTGTATAAGCTGCTGCTGCTGCATCTGTTCCATCTCTGCTTGTATCTCTTCTGGTGTTTTAACTAAGTTATTTGTATCAATACCTATAGAAGTTGCTAGACGTTTTATAGCTTCATCAAGATTAACGAATTGTCTCATTACATCAGGACCAAGTGCTTGTGAAATAGTTGATATAAATTCAATAAGTTTATTACGATCATTACCACGACCAAGACCTTGAATACCTGTAACAATTTTAGGTTTCACTATTTTATCTGGTAACTTAGGCATCTTTCCAGAACGTACAAGCATGTGCATCCTTCTTCTAAGGTAAGGCAATTGAAACTCTTGAGACAGAATAGAGTACACTCCACCCAGACTGTTCTCTAATTCTTGAGCCATAAGACTTATCTCTGCTGCTGTTACTCTTTCTGCATCTCTCTGTATAGATCTCACCATAAGAAAAGCATTTTGTAATCTTTGTTCAATTCGCTGTATAGATTGTAAAGCGATACTGAAATCCCCTGCTTTTCCTACTTGCATGACGCTTATATCAGCAGCACTTCCTTCTCTGATCGCACCATTAGGAGCCTTTGCTAATGTGCTAGCCCTAGTCTGACCGTTAGGATTGACCAAAAATAAAATTTTTGCACTGGCAGCAGCACCTTCTATTATTGCTTGCATCAAAGCTTCTAAACTTACAAGGTCACCACGATATTCACCAACATATCCACGACCATAATTTTCTCCATCTATTCGTACCCAACGTAATAAGATCCAAGGAGATACTTCAATCTTAGATCTACCATCAGTATTAGGTATCTTCTCTCCTTTACATTCTTGATACCAAAATAAATTTTCATTCTGTCTTTTAATTATTGTATATATATCTATTTCACCTTCCATTTCTTTTGCGTCATAATTATCTTTCTTTTTAATTTGTTCTACAAAACTAACAGGTAGAGCATTTGGATTAACAGATTCTTTAGTAATTATTTCTAAAACATTACCAACAGAATCACGTTTACAAACAAACTTTTCTAAAGGATAAACTTTTAAACCATTATCAGTTAAATATAAAAGAACATTACCAGCTACTATTAAGTGCTTAAGAGCTTCAAACATAGCTACACGATCATTAGAAACTTCAATCTCATCCATCAAAGCATTTTCATATACTCTTAAACCTTTATCAATTTCACTTTCTAAACCTGATTGACCTTCTTTTAAAAGTTCTAAATTATCTAAAGCTAATTTAAAGAAAGGTGTTGAAGGTGGTAAAAGAGCTACTAATAATTTTGCTGCTAATGAATTAACAGCCATAGCTCCTGTTGATTGAAAAGGTGTTTTGATTTTTGATCTATTACCTTTAGCAGTCTCAGGTATAAGACTCGGTATTGTAACTTTAGAAGAGTCTTGAGCTTCTCTTAAAAAGACAGATCTATCTGCTTGTAATTGTTCATAACGACTAGCAGCATTAAAAGTGTTTGAAGTATATTCCATACTTATACGTTTAAGTTACCACCGTAAGATCTACCACTTGCTCTTCTAATTCTAAGAGGACTAGCTCCTCTTCTTCTCATAGTATCTTGAGGTAAGGCACTTGATTTTTTTCTACCTTTACCAACTACAACATTCTGTGCTCTTTTTTCTGGTGCTGGTGCAGTTGGTCTTGGTGGTGGTAACTGAGGAGGTCTTGGAGGTCTTAGGCACATAATTAATTTTCTAATACATTGTTAGAAAGCATAGTTTCTTTCTGTCTTTTTTGTTGTTCAATTAAATAATCAACAACATACCTTTGACCTGCACGATACCATACTTCTCTATCAGATAATGACAAATCAGGGTGACGATTTGGAAAGATACTATCTAAACTATATATCAATTCGTCTGTAATTACAGGTAATTTATAATCCACAAATTTATAATAGTTATAATTATTTTATATGTTAATGTATAGATAGCAAGGATTGGTTGCCTTGCTGTACTGCTTTGAAAACCCTATGTTGGTGGTTCCTCATAGGGTTTTCTTTATGGCTTCCAAAGATTTACTTCTCCTGTCTGATAGTTATAATCACCTTCTCTTAGTATTCTTGTAAGTCTTGCATTGAGTATGGCATCAGCTAGTGTATGCCCTTTCTTTGTATAAGTCTTTGATACTTTATCCCATAGTGCTTCAACAGTATCAGGTGTATCAGCTAAGGTCTTGCTTGCTGTAACCATACCCATACCTTTAATACCTAATATTCCGTCACCTG